GTTTATATGTGGACACATGGACAACCTTCAGGCAATATTCTCACAACAATTCTCAATTCCATGTATAATTCTATTTCAATGCGTGTTGTGTATTATAAAATTTTTGGTAATGTCTTTGACTTTAAGAAACATGTTTCAATGATTTCATATGGTGATGACAATGCTGTCAACATATCAGATGAGATTATTGAGCAGTTTAATCAGGAGACAATTTCAAAGATGTATCTCACGATTGGAATGGAATATACTGATGAAATGAAGAGCAATACGATGGTGCCATTTAGATCAATTCATGATATTGCTTTTCTTAAAAGATCTTTTCGTTTAGTTAATTGCCAGTATGTTGCACCATTGTGTTTGGACACTATTCTTGAAATGATTTATTGGGTACGTGGCAATTTGGATCATGATGAAATGTGTGTTGTGAATGTTGAAAAAGCTTTTGAAGAATTGTCTTTACATCCTGTTCAAATATTTAATCTGTGGACTAAACGTATATTCTCTGCTTGTCGTTATAAAAACCTTCATCCTACACTTCATACTTATAAGAACTATGCTGCTATGTTTACTCTTGCTAGCCAAAATACTGGCTATATAATTAATGATGAATAATACAACTAATAATAATCTGCATGGAGATGTACCCCAAAACTCAACGATGAATCCTGTTACTAACCTTCTCGAGTCTGCTGACCCTGTAGCTAAGAATACTGCGGTTGAGGTTGTGCAGTTTGTTGATGATGCTGCTATTCAAGAAGCATCGTTACCAAAACCTGCAGTTGTCTCTTCTGATATCTTAGCTTCAGGTTCTGAGAGTCGAACACATCACATAGAAGATGTGCTTTCTCGTTATGTTAAGCTTAAGGACATAACCCTAACTACTACTCAAAATGTTGATACGGATATAGATTCTTTTACATTTCCTGATGCTTTACTTTCTGCATCACCTAATAACGTAGATAAGCTTACCCATTTTACGTTTCTACGCGCCCACATAGAGGTTCGTTTCGTTGTAAATGCGAACTCATTCCAAGCAGGACGATGGGTCGCTTATTTCGCGCCATTCAGCTCTGCTTTGGAGATTGGGGATCGCGTGGATATCAACAATTATTTGG